AGGCATTTCTGAGACAGCTTCATTGAATCCTTGAACAGATGCGGTTGCAGAATTCATTTGGGAAGCGAAACTCCACATAGCGGCTGCTGCAGCGATGATGACAGCAATGCCAACGCCAGTTAAAGCGAGAAAAGTTGCATAGCTAATGTTCAGAGCATTTTGAGCAGCTGTTGCAATCCAGCAGGCAGCGGCATAAACTTTCTGGGCAACGGCGACGCCCCAGCTTGTCCTCATGAACATGCCCATAACTGTTACGACCATCATGGCAGAGTTGAAAACCCGAGCTTGCTGATCGTTGAGTAAGCCGAACTCGTGGGCGATGTGCCCAATAGCGACGCCAGTTGCTCCTAAACCCGCGATGGCTGCGCCTAAGCTCTTGATCCGTACACTTAATGCTTCAGCGTCGCTTTGTATTCTGGCGAATTCGTGGCTTGCATGGTTGACGGCGCGGATGGTGACGGCAATTTCTCGGAAACTCATAAGCCAGCCTCCGCTTTGGCTGCGTCGATGGCTGCACAAATGATGTCCTCGAGCTGAGGAAGATACTCTCGAATGGCGGGGTAGAGGTATGGCTGTGCTCGCATGTGTCTGGTTCCAAGTTCAACGAATAAGGCGTAAGCAGCTTCAGCGCCTATCTCGGCGACCCATTCCTGAATCTTCGCATAGATTGTGCTTCGCAGATAGCCTGTTCGCACTGGCACAAGCTGCTTAGCTAAAGCCTTAATGTCAGAAGCCCAGCTGTGCAGGTATCTGTAGACTTCTCGTTGCATTGCGGAGTCAAAGCTTCGCATTGCCGCTTGAAACTCTTCTATTCCTTCGACATCGCATGATATTTCTATCGACGTTTCGCTTCCCTCTCCACCTTTTTACGCTCTTCCTCTGCCTCTCTGTCCATTTCGTTCAGGATCACGATGAATTTCTGGACCATTTTTGCTGGTTCTCTTCCAAGCTCTGAGGGCAGTTTTTTGAATTCTTGACAGAGTCGGAATTCTGTGAGGTCTGGGTTCGGTTGCTGTCGTCTGATGGCTCGGATAAAAAAGCAGTTTCCTCGAGGCTGACATTGTTTAGTTTGTTGGCAATTTGGCTGAAGAGTTCACCCAAGCCAATTGGGATGCCGTCTTCTTCGCTCAACAGTTTTTCAAGTGTTATGGGCTTGTGGGGTGGTTGCTCCTTTAGGCTTGCCCAGATTGTTTCAGCTTGGATTCCTATGAAGTCGCTACTTATGATGTGGCCTGATACTGGGTGATATTTGGTGTATTTCTGAATGATTCTGCTTCGCTTTGCCCATGTGATCTCTTGGAAAACGTAGCGACCGGCGTACTGTTCTCCGTAGCGGTTGTCTATTTCAACCTCTTCTTTTCGCGTTTTGAATCATCTCCATGGTGGCTATTCTGTTTCTGATGGCTGTGTTAACGTCTTCAAGCACGATGTCTTGCATCCACTTGGGAAGCTTGAGTATCCGAACCCCGAGCGTTTCCCACATTTTCAGCCATTTCTTGCGCAAGGTAGCCTCTCGACCAAAATTTTCCAAAACTTTGACTTCAACAGCCAATCTTGTCCACCTCAGCTTATCCAAACGTCTCTGGCAACGAAGCTCGCCTTCAGACTGACGAGGTCTTCAATTCGGGTAGGCGTGCTGGCGTTTTCCCACTTGCAGTATTTGAATAGGGCACTGTTGGTTCCGCCTAAGCCGAATTTTAGGCTGAATTCGCTGTCGTTGATTATGTCATCGTATTCTTGTTTGCTTTCAAACTCGAAGATTAATTCGCCTATTAGGTTGCGGTGGCGTGCTGCAAGGTATTTGAGTAGTTCTCCGCTTGTTGAGCGGATTACGGGCACTCGCTTGAGGTTGTTTTCAATCGTGAATTTCCAGTCTGTTGCCCTTTCTATGGTTGTTAAGCCCGAGCCGTCTCCTGCGCCTCGTTGAACATAGCTTTCGTTGTAGGGAACCGCCCCAGAATAGTCGGCGTAGGTGGCTCCTGTTATTTTTGATGTGCCAACGACAACGTTTTGTCCGATCAGTTCTACGGTTGCCTTAACAACCTCTTCGATACCGCATTCTACGGTAGCCTTGTCTATTCGGCATCCTTTGTGGAGAAAGTCGATGATTCCAGAGGCTTTTTCATAGAAGACTTCGATGCTTAGAGAGTTCAATGTTGTCGCATACTGCAGAAAGTTTATTGGGGCGTCGCTTGGCAGTGGATAAGCAACTTTCAAGGCGATGTCTCTTAATCCTTTCTTGATCGCTTGTAGGTCTCGGCTTCCGATTCCGCGCACTTTGATTAGGCTTGGATTCAGGGAAGGGTCAACGTCTTCTGCTTCGATGCCGAGCATTGAGGGGTTGGATGGTGTTTCTCCGTAGTTGGTTTCTTGTACGTAGTAGATTTTTGCTTCGTGTGCTCCATAGGGCATGCTCATTTCTTTTCATTCCTCCTAAGTGGTTAGAACGTTTTCAAACAACCATGATTTTGTCGTGAATTCGGTTCGCCATATGAAGGGTTTAACTTGCACATCGTCCATGTTACGGAAGCTGACGATGTCGGCATAGCTTATGCCATTGACTGTGAACGCTATTTCTGTGTAATCGCAGTAAAGAATAGCGGGTGTTACGCCATCGCTTGGGTTTGTTGTCTTCGCCAGCAAATAGACATAGCCATCTGCATCGACATAATCTGGCAAGTTAGACGACAAGGTTATTGTCAGAACTTCGTCGCTTCCGCCAGCGCCAGAGGTAGGGTTCTGCCATGTACTCGCAATATGGCTCCAAACTTTTATTGTGGTGCCATTTCCTGCTGGGGCTGTGCCGTAGCCCTCAAACTTCAAAATCATCCTTTTCAAAACGTCTTCGTCGGCGTCTATTTTGAGGCGGAAAAGCATAAGGGCGTATTTTCCATTTTCCGAAGTTGATTTGCTGAAGCGGTCATTATCGCTGTACCAGATTTTTTGGTATTCAATATCGGTTAGCTCTGTCCAGCTGGGATCACTGGGTGAAGGCTCCGTTACAAAAGCTGAATGATAGGCTTTGTGCGTTCCTGAGGAGCGTCCGATACCTCGGAAGTAATAGTCTGCTTCGTTGGGGTGGTTGCGTTTCTCTCGGATAACTCTGTTAATATCAGTTCGTATTTTGTCTCGCATGGTTCTGCCGATAATGCCTTGTTCAGGCTTGTCTACGACCCAGACGTTAATGCGTGCAAAGATTAGTCGGCGTCTGAGGTTGCCGTCAAAGCTGAGTTTGTTGTCTTCGGTGCGGTCTAAGCCAACTGTTATTTGTCCATCATAGTTTTTGAAGAGTTCACGGTCATACCATTCTTGGCTGACGTAAATGTTGGCAAGGGAACCGTCGTCTTTTACAACCCAGAGGTATCGCTTGAGCAATCGCATCAGCGTCAAAATTGGATCTTCGACTTGGCTCACTGTCCGAGAAGCCTCCTGCAAACGGCTTTGCGGTGGACGGTTTCGCCTTTAAAGTCAAATTCTTGGATGTCGAGAACCTCGTAATCGACGCCTTTTCTGTGGATTTTGTCATGTTGTCTTATTGGAGCGAAAACGTGAATGGTGAGGTAATCATTGATGATGTAACCAGGTTCGATTAAGACCTCTTCAATTCTTGCTGGGCTAACGATGGCTTGGATGTCGATGCCTTCGCCGTATGAAACTGTTTCAGATGCTTCTCGTATCGGGTATAGGGTTACGTTTTCGCCTTTCGACTTCAGGATTTGTGTGAAGCGTGTTAGTGGGTCCTCGTAGTTTAGGTAGAGTAGTGACAGCCAGGCGACTGTTGCCATTGCTTGTTTGTTTTCCTCGTAGCTGTAGTCGGAGTGTTTTGCGCCCCAGAACATGAATTCGCTCTGATGTTTGTCGATGATTTTCATGCTGAATTGGAAGCTTGGTTTGTCGTGGTTTTTGCGGATTTTCCATAGGATTCCGCTTGTGACTGCGTCGTAATAGTCGCATGCTGGGAAACGGCTGGACACGTCGATGTAGCCTGCCCAACAGATGGCTGGGTTGTATGCTGGATACTGCGGGCTGGCTCTGATTGTGTTGATGATGTTGTAGACTTTTTGGGCGGTTATGCTCCAGCCTTCGTAATCATATATGCCAAGAAGAGCGTAGGCGAATGGGTCATCGTAAATCTCGTTCTCATTTGCACCGACTCGATGCCAATTTGAATCGGCAGGGTCATAGTAGAGCCAAAGACTTTCAAAACCTTCTCGAAGGAAATTAACAGCCTTTGACATTATGTTTTGGTAGGTGTTGGCGTTGGCGGTATCGTATTTTTCTGCGAGCATTTTTAAGCCAATAAGCCCGTAGAGACATTCGATGTCCAGTTGGAGAAGCCAAGCGTCTGCAATGGTGACAGCTCTGGCAAAACCGCCGTAGGTCTGCTTGTCCTGCATGGTTTTGAGAAAAGTGGCTCCGGCGAGCTTGGCAGCGTTCAGGTATGCAGCTGTGCTGGTTAACTCGTAGGCCCTCAAAAGGGAAGGAATAACGCGGCATGCGTCTACGCTGTAATAGTATGTGCTTGTTTCGTTGCTTTTGAATCCGCCATAAGCCTTCTTTGCTGGGTCCGTACACTGCTGCGTTAAAATCCAGTCTGCGAGAGAAACAATCTTGTTGTAGATGTCTGTCTGCTTGCTGGCAAATTGTGGATTGTGGTAGGTTTCATATAGGAAGTCTATGGCGAAGGCTGCTGCAAAGGCAGCTCTGCCCCAAGTCAGGTCAGGACCATAACCTGGAATAACGTAAACGTAAGGTGCGTAGTCCATGACGAATTGATAATAGGCTTCTGGAACGGTTCCCAAGCTTTAGACCCTTCCAACATAAGTTCCTTTCAAACGCTCAAGCATGCGCTCAAGTTCAGACCGCAAAACATCCAAAGGCGGAGCATTACTTAGCACGGAGACGTTTTGGTCTCCAACAGAGAAGCTTAAACCGACTGCTGATCCGCCGGTTAGGTAACAGATTGCGTAGATAGCTGCCAGAACTGTCATGAATTCTTTTTCAGCGTCGGTGCAGTTTTGATAGTCGATTTCTTTTCCAAGCTCAAGCTCTAACGTAACCTCAGCACGCTTCAACATCTTCAAGATTTTAGCATCTGAAACATCCGCTGAGTTAATGTTAATCACATCGCGAACATCGTCAACAGTTACACTTGCCAAGACAGCTGGCTCCCTTTCTGCCTATAAATCGAGAAAGAAGCCAAAATTAAGCAATTTTCACGATAAAAAAGCAGATTTCAATTCGAAATTCTGGAATATGTGAACTAAGACCATATATTTGAAAAGGAGAAAGTAGGTGCGTGCTAACTTATTTTGCCCTACCGTTGGTTTGCATTGATGAAATTCAGCAATAAGTTAGTGCCTTCTTCATTCAGAATGATTTCAAACCATTTGGCTCTATTTCTCTTCAATGCATGGTTATAGAATATGTCTTGAAGTTCTGTCAAAGGGGTGTTTCCATGGCTAATTGGCAAGGCTTGCTGATATACTTTTGATTCATTCCTTTCCCCTTTTATGATTATGTACTCTCCAGTATGGTGATTGCCTCTTTTAATATGAGCATTTGTTCTGAGCGTGTCCTCAATCGTGATGTCAAGTTCGCGACATTTGTCGTAAAGGTTGTAACGTCTAATTTCGTTCTTTCCTGCAAAAATTTGAGAAATTCTAATCTGAGCTATTAATCCGTAAAACCAACTGGGACCCCTATTCTGCTTTAGAAGGCACTTTAACTCTTCAGAATACAATTTAGGGTTTCTTAGAAAATCGGTTTTGGAAGGTACTGGTATTTTCTTCATAGAAGCTAAAAAGAAGACAAAGTCTCCAGGGTATAATTTCGCCAGCATCCAATCCCTTGGGCCTTCTCCGAAAGTGAACTCGGCGAATTCAGGGTCATTGTGTACCTCAGTATCTACTGAGTAACCAAGCTGTTCAAGGATTTCGCATGTTCCAGGAACCGAATCACGAAGTTCTTTGTAAACTGCCCCTTCTCCCATGGCCGGTATGGGAACAAAAATGAAAGAGTTATCTTCGAAAACCGGTAACACCATCAATAGTGGGCGAGTGTTGGAAACATTCACTCCAACATGCATTACTGCGCTTTTCAAATTTTCATACGACCTTACGAGAATCTGCGGCAGTCTTTTCTAAATTTGCATTCATCACCAAATCTACAAGTCTTATTGCCTTTGTCTTTTTTGCTTATTTCTTCTATACACTCGTGAGTAATGGGCGTTTTCTTGCCAATAAGGAAATGGTTCAATATCTCTTCTGTTTGAGTTTCATTAACGAACGGGTTCTTTTTGAGTTTAGGACGGTCAAAATTGAACCCAAACAGGGGTTTAACTAATTTAGAATCTTCAAAGGAATAGATGTATGTTGGTCCTTTTACACAGATATGTCCCTCGATGGGGAAGTTTTCTCTTACGTCGATGTATCCTACAATGAACTGTTTAGTGCCAGTTCCAAATTTCTTTTCCAACTCTTTGTTTACTTCCTCATTCTTGCAAGTCGTTATCAGAAAGAGATAGCGTAGCTTCTTTTCTGCGAATTTCTGTATGTTGCTCTGGTAACATTCAGCGCAAAGGTTCTCTGCGCCGATTTCTAAATGTGGTTCAGTTTTATGGTCATGTCCCTGTTCGTTTAGTACGTCTCTTATAGGCAACTTTGAAGAGGGAGAATGGTAAAAATATTGAACCATCCCTTTCTCTTGTGGAATCCTGGCCATCCTGAATCCTCTGTTATAAGCTATGCAAATAGTAACCAAATTCTGTTCAGAAGCTTTGTCATTTAAAGGTTTAGTTGAGCATGATGGAAGGCATCACCAGCGCAAGGAAAGGGCGTGCGTTTACTGTTGTTGTCCTTTGTAGTAGCTTAGTCCTGCTGTGACTCCTGTCGTAATGGCGAACCACACGATTGTTGCTGTTACGTTTCCTTGGCTAACTATGTAGGCTAAGCCAACTGAGGCGCCGTTAAGCACAGCGAGAACCGCAGCCAGCTTTGGTTTGAATTGGAATCCCACTATTTCACCTCCTTTCCAGTTTCTTGCCACAGTTCCCAGCCGAATTTTGTGGCGTTCTTGCGGAACTCCTCTGAGCGTATGAGACCCAATTCTGCAGCCTTTACGAGGTCAGCCATGACAACCTCTGGAGTTTCTGGGCTGCCCCAGTTGAGGCGAACCTTAGCCTCTGCTGGACTGAAGCCTGATTGAGTCAAAACCGTGTCGAAGATGTCTCTTTCGACTTGTCTTTTGATGTAGCGTTGTATGGGGTTTATGAGTAGGTTTTGAAGGTCTAAGGCTGCGTTTGCTGAGGCTTCTGTAAAGCCAGGCGTGCTGAATAGGCGGGGGAGTGGTGTTTCGCAGCCGAGGTAAAATTGGTTAATGATGTGGTCGATGTAGTATTCGAAGCGGGCTCTTGGGTCAAGCATTACTGGTTTTATGTCGCCTTTTCCTCGGTAGAAGAGCCATGCTCCTTCTTCTGGGCGGTTTCTTATCGCTGCCTCAAACTTTTTGATGTCTTCGTCCTTTGCGTTTTCCAACAAAGTTAAGACATCGGGTCCAGCGTATTTTTCGAAGATGCTTGGCATTATCCGTTCTATTTTTGCTTTCATCCAAGCGTAGCTGGGTCTCCTGTTTGAGTTAAAAATGAGAGTGTGGAGCAGAACCTGTAGAATGCCTATTCCGAAGCCTGAATTGCCAATGTTATTTATTCTCCAATGAATAACAGCTTCAGGGACGAGTTCCTTGTCGGCTTCGGCGTAGTTGTGTCGGAGCTTGTATCCATCGGTCTTGTATGGTATTTTCAAGCCTTCGCCTATGTAAGCCAGCTTAACCTTTTCAATGGCATCTATCGGAAGCCTGTGTAAGCTGGCAAGTTTTTCAGGCGTGATTCTAAGCCAAAAGTCGTTTCCACAAGCGATTAGAACGCGTGCCATGTCATTGAGCAAAGCATCAAGGTTGATGTCTTCATTAAACTGGTCGACTGCTTGTTTGGCTTTCTCCATTTGAGGGTATTTTTCGTTTGCTGTTGTGTAGAAGCCCATGCCAACAGTTGCAGAGGCAAGCAGGTCGACTGACGATTTGCATGTTGGATCTCTTTCATAGAGCTTCATGATGTCTGCAAGCGGTATGTCTGGTGAAGTTTCAATTACCGCTTGAGTGGATGGGTAAGCAGTGCCCGATCGTGTGGGGCGGGTGAAAACCTCGATAAGCTTCTTGACAATGCTACTCACTTTTCAAACCGCCAAGAAACTTGATGCCTTCCTCAGTGATCTCGTAGGGAGCGCGGTGTTCCTTTCCACTTTTCCTTATGTAGCCGTTTTGGATGAGAAAATCGAATATGCTCTCAAATGTGCCGTGTGTGCCACACCGCTTGACCGTTCTCTTCTCAAGTTCGGTTCGGCATAGAGGCTGTCTGCTAAGCTCCGCTAAGACGATTCTCGCAAGCCGCAATCTTTCAGACAGTCTTCTCATGTTAAGGAAACCTCTACAGGTTTTTGTGTGCTATAGAAAGGGGGAGAGTGGTTGTTGCAGACCATTAGAATCTGTAGGTCGCGCTTTCCGTCCAAGCCATACGTTTCAGGTGCTAAGTCGGGCGTGTAAGGCTGCATTGTGACTCCGCATATTGGACAGTAGCGCCAGCAATCGCAAACGATTAAGTCGTTTTTGCGGTGCGAACGGTAGATTCTTCCGCACTTCGAGCATTTGCCTTCATATTTTTCCATTTAGCTTCTAACCTGGATGGCTACGATTACAATGAGGTGCTTATGTTGGTCATCTTTGCTACAGCCTTGCTTCGTAGGACGCCTAAGCCGAAGCGTGTTGTGGCTCTGACGCCGTATTCGCCTGTTTTTGGGTCTTGCCAGTCTTCAATGGTTACGTCTCTTCGCAAGAGCATGACTGCAGCTACACGAGTGTCTATGGCATAAGCGGTTCCGTTAGGCACAAGTGTGCTTGCTTGGACGCGCATGCCTAAGACGCTTGTAACTATGCCTTGCTCTAAGTCTGTTTGTCCTGAGGGCAAGTATTGGGCGTGGATGAATTTGTCATCGTTCAGTAGTTGATGTAGTTGTGTTTCGTGCACTGCGAGGACTGTGGGTCTCCAGTTTTCGCCTCTAACAGCATTGTGGAGTTTTAGCAAACCGTTCCAGCTTAGGGCTGCGCCGCCTCCAGCTATTGGGGCTCCTCCTGCCAAGTCTGCGTCTGCTATGGCTCCGTACAGCGAGAGGATTTTTGTTGTTTCGTTTTCGCCTAAGGCTCTGCCTACTTTTTCGATCATGTTGTCCATGACGTTCCATGTGGCGTCTTCTGCGAATTCTCTGGTCCATTCTTCGGAGGCTTCTGCAAGCGTGTTTGTTTGGATGTCAACGGTGCTGGTTTTTTTGCCGCTGAGCCTTGCGATTGCGCCTTCAGCATAGTTGTAAGCCACTGCCTTTTCGTCGAGTGGGAAGCGTTCTAACGGTTCGGTTGTCGACTTTACGTTTATGATGTTTCTGCCGATTAGTTCTGGGTAGGCTGCTTCTACGAGTGTGTCATGCATGCGTCCTAAAGCGCCTACCATGTCGCTGAACAAGCCTTCTTTGATTCCGACTTCCATGTACCGCTTCAGAAACGGATGCGTAACCGCTCGTTCTTTGACTTTTTCAACGAGCAGTTTGAACTCGTTGTCCTTTTGCATCAGGCTTTCAAAAAGTTTGGGCTTCATGGCTTATCCCTTGCACACATGGATGAAAAGTAAGTCATTGTCGGCTGTGGTGGTTTCAAGGGCTGTTCCGAGTTTGCGGTTGTAGAATATGGTGTATGTTGCTGTTCCGCCTTCATTCACTGCTTGATCCACGAGTTGTATGACTTTGCCGTTGGCAGAACTGCAAACTGCTTTTCCTCGGGTTATGGCTCCGCCAGCTTTGACTTTGACTCTTCCTCGGATTAGAACTGGACAGGGCTGTCCTGAAGCCACGGTTTTTGTTGCTATGCCTATGGCGTCGTCTCCGCCTGGACTGGGGGAAACCTTGTCGTCAGCTGAGAGATAGACTGGGTCGCCTTTGGTTACGGCTGCTGCGGCTTCGAAGGTTTCAATTATGGCGTTTGGGTCGTCTGTTTCGCCTATTGCCATCCAAGTTTTTCCTGAAACATCAGCCATTTCACATTACTCCCCATTTTGGTTTTGGTTTCAATCGGTTCGTCCCGATTTACTCCCGGTCACTTTTTGTGACTGTGATTCAAGTTTGCGGATTCTATCTTCAAGTTGGCGAAGCCACTCTGCAAGCTGAGAATTATCCAAAGTCTGCTTTTTGCTCAATTCGTAGAAAGTTCTGTCTTCAGGCATTTTTCATTCTCTCATTTAGTTTGAATATTGCTTGACGTATCGCTTGACATTCTCTTTGCATTCCCATTGTGCTGCGTTCAACAGCGGGGCTTGGCAAAAGCGATTCAAGAATTCTTACTGCTTCACTTATTGGGATAGTCGGTTCGGTTGGCTTCTTGAGCAAAGTTTCAGCTATGGAGCAGGATTCCGTTTCTTTGCAGAACTCGCTTTCAATGTCTGATTCTTTGGCGTGAGCGCATAAGTGGCGTTTGGCTTCAGCTTGCTCCTCAGGTGATAGGTCAGTTTGTGAGAGTCTTGCCAAAGCGTTTCTCAAGTGTGGAATATCAAGTGAACCATCTGCTTTGTGGTGTGGGAGATGGCGCAGGGTTCTGGGAACGGTTTTGTTTTGGTCGTCTTTGGTTCCGCCTTTTGAAATCACGGCGAAAGCGGAATCGGGTAAGTCGTTGATGTAGGCTGTGTCCCATTCTGCTTCTTTCAGCCTTTTTTGCTCAGCTTCAAGGATTGCCTTAACTTGCGCCTCAACAAGCTTTTTCAATTCTTCTTCATTCGGAGGAACCAGCTTTTCCAAAACCTTAATGTTCGTCTCCGGTATGCCTGGCACAGCCACGAGGCTTAACTCAGCATTGTGCAGTCCATGCGGAACCTTACCGTCCAAAATATCTATGGTTTCGTAGTCGGCTCCAACGCTCACATGCTGGATTAAGCCTTTGCGGATTTTTTCTGCAACTTCATCATCATAGACTTCTGCTTCGTACCAGAGGTTCTGTCCATCCCAATCTGTTTTGACGACTTTTCCAATGGCGTTAGGCACAGCAACATGCTCGACGTAGATGGGTGCAGAGACAAGTTTGTTGGCGAAATTCTGCAGCTCTTCAGGCATGTACACGTTAAGGTTTCGGCTCATGCCAGCGGTTATGGCTATGCCGCGAATCCGCAGAGGCTTGTCGACAATTTTCTCCAAAACCTTGAAAGGCAAAATAGCCTGAATATGCTCTCTAACGGGTTTTAAGCCTTCACGATGCTGTTCAAACCATTCCTTAGCCTTGTCCAAATTCCACGTTTTGGAACGGTCAAACAAGTAACTTTGAACTTCAGTTGTATCCTTGCCCTTAGGCTTGCCGATTATGGCTTTAATTCCTTCCTCTTCAGAAAGCGTAATAGTGCGTAGGCTGTCCTGCTCAAAATCTTCAGGGCTGCGATGCCCAGAACGAATATACTGATCAGTTTCTTCCCATGGGATTTTGACCACAAACCTCGTTCTTCTTGAAGGAAGAAACGGTTTTTATATTGAAATGTTGAATGGTACCTACGTAGGCGCTTATGTAGGTTTATCGAATGAAAAGGAAAGACTGGGTCAAAGTCTACCTGAGCGACGAGCAGAAACGTTTGCTTAGGAAAATCGCTGAAAGCTTAGGAATTGGAGAAAGCGAAGTTTTGCGTCAAGCATTCATGGAATATGCAAAAAGCATAAGTCTCATAACAGAAAGAGTACACCAAAGAATATAGATCCAAGAATCTGCAGAAAGAACTGAATCAGTAGTCAGCAAGGGTAAAAAGCCACTGACTATGATTTTATCTTTGGAGGTAAAAGGTCTGTCGAATGAATCCTCCGTAGTGTGGTCCATAGAACCGCACACTCAAGCCAAGCATGAGATATTAGGGAACTACCTAAAAGCGTGGTTCCCTATCCTGTCAAGCTGGGCAGGAAGAATAATCTATTTGGACGGTTTTGCTGGGCCCGGTGTTTACTCGGGTGGTGAAGATGGGTCTCCAGTGATAGCGTTGCAAACTGCTGTAGAGCACACATTGCGAATGCGCTTCAAGGAAATAGTGTTCTATTTTATCGAGAAAGACCCGGATCGTGCAAAGATGCTTACTGAAGTTCTTAAGAAACGCTTTCCAAACCTTCCAAAGAATATAACGTACAGAGTACAAGGTGCAGAATTTGCCCCAACGCTTGAACAAGTGTTAACTGAGCTTGAAAAGAGAGAGGCAAAGCTTGCTCCGACATTCGCTTTCTTGGACCCCTTTGGTTTTTCAGGTCTTCCCATAAAACTAATTGGGCGAATGATGAGTTATGATAGTTGTGAAGTGTTAATCACGTTTATGGCTGGATTCGTGAAGCGTTTCTTAGATGAATTGCGTGCTCCTGTTTTGAATGAATTGTTTGCATCCGAAGAATGGAAGCAAGCTTGCGATATGGGTGATCCAGATAAGCGCTTGAGATTTCTCTTAGATTTGTATGAAAGGCAACTGAGGAATGTTGGAGGGGCCAAGTATGTAAGAAGCTTCGGGATGATTGGTCCTCAAAATCAGCTTATCTATTATCTGGTTTATGGAACTAAGCATTTGAGAGGGCTTGAAGTCATGAAGGAAGCAATGTGTAAAGTGGACAGGAGAGGAACCTACACATTTTCCGATTTTACGGATGTTGGTCAGACATACATGATAGACTATACCGAGGAGCCTCATTGGATTCCTAAGGCAGCGGAGATGGTCTATAATGAGTTTAAAGGAAAATCGGTTTCAGAAGATGCGATCCATCAGTTCGTAATTGCAAGCACTCCTTTCATCTATCGCAAGTCTGTTTTAGAGTATTTAGAAAAGGATAGCCCGCCAAAGATAATCAAAGTGACTGAGAGGAAAAAGAAATTTAGTTATCCTAAAGGATGCGTAATAACTTTTTGCAAATAACTTTTTAGATGAGGGAGATATTAAGTCTGCAAGGCAGTCTTACCATAACAGCTACAGACTCGAGGCGTGTAACGCAATTTTAAAGCATCCCACATTTCCACTGTTTCTTTGCATATAGATACTCGGGACAGAGGAAAGTTTGCTGAATCGAGTTTCTTGTAGAAAAACTCGTATATTTCCTTCCTCTGCTCAAAAGATAACTTTTTGCCCCAACCAGTGTCCTCTTTGAAGAAACGTGTCCAAGACATATCTGCGCATGCTTCTTTAGCATACTTTATTGTTTTCCAGAGCCCTCTTGGCGTGCCAAGAATAATTCTGTTAGGATTCAGGTTGACCAGTATTTGGTCAACCAATTCACCATAATGCAGCTGCCAATCAGGGACCGGAAAAATAGGATCTATGCGTATCCTCGTGTCATACCCAGCAGTGCTAACCTGTTTGGCAGCTTCAATTCTTTTCTCTGGAGGAGGAGCAGCTTTCTCCCAAAGCTTGGCGACTGCAGGAGCGTTAATGCTCCAACCGCATATCACCTGTTTTCTCGGGTGGTCTAACAGAAACTCTATGTTTCTCGCTCCAAATTTCGTGAGGAGGTATATCTTGTGCTTACTCTGTTGCTCAAATCTTTCAACTATTTGAGCCATTATCTGGGGATTCATAAGAGCATCCGACAACTCACCTGCGTTGAAAATTGATGGTGAACGGATTTTAGTGAAGGCTTCATCCAAGGCTTCCAGGATATGGTCAATCCTCACATATTGAGGGCGCATTTTGCCGCGAGTTGTTCCTCGTAAGTAGCAATAGCTGCAGTCCAGTGGGCAACCATACGCCCATCTTAATTCCCAGAACATTCCGCATGCTATGCTTTCAGGGGTTTTGTGAAAAGGCACAACAATGCGGTTTCCATTCCAAGCAGGCTCTATCAGTTCATAAGACTCGCTTATCTCTGGGTGTTTTATTTTTTGCATGGCTTCTGGCTTTATGAACTCGGTTAACTTCTGCATGTCTTTTGTAGCTTTCTCTCTCTTCTGGCGTTTTATTGTTCGCCAAGCCTTTAATGCTGCTTCCCTATGCTTTTTCTTGTCTTTGGCAGTCATACTGCATCCGTTTCCTACCCAGAGTATTATATAACACAAATTAACATTTTACTAATTGGATACTCGGTTTCGAGATTTTCATTAGGCAAAGCTAAGGTAAACAATTACACTGAATACTCTTGTAGTCCATGCCAAGTTTGGTCCACATTTCAATAGTTTCTTTGCAAAGAGCAACCTTCGAGTAATTGTACTTAGATCTCAGATATTCCAATACGGTTTTATAGATCAAGAATCGAGTGTTGAAAGCAATTTTCTTTCCCCAGTTGGAAGTTTCTGTCATAAAAATTGTCCATGATTTGTCTCTTGCATTATTGATGGTGCTTTGAAGACCTCTTAAAGAGCCCAGAGTGATTCTTTCCGGAACAAACTTGCTGAATATTGAGTCTATGATACTTAGATATTGTTTTTGCCAATTTTCAACGGGAACTATTGGATCAATACGGATGCGTGTCTCGTAGCCTGCTTCGCTCAAGAGTTTTGCAGCGTTCAGTCTTTTTTCGACAGAAGGTGCTCTCTCCCATTTTCTTGCGACTGATGGTGCGTTTAGGCTAAAACTAACTATAACTTGACTGTGGTTTTTCATTTTGAGAAGATTTTTTATGATGGTGGATTTAGTCAAGAATAGGACTTTGTGTTGCTCTTGTTCTTCAAAAAGTGGTATGACGAATCTTGAAAATGGTTTATTGGTGCTTTCAGTCATTAGAGAATCAGCCAGCTCTCCAGTGTTTAGTAGCTCCCTTGAGTGTCCGTCGTTCTCAAAGAAGCTTTCCAAATGCTTCTGGATTTTACAGTAGTCTTTGACGATAGGCTTTGTCCTTGTACTGAGAAGCCGTAGTGTTCCCTTGAGAAAGCACCATGCACAATCATAAGGACAACCGTAAGCCCATTTCAGTTCCAGAAAATGTGGACATACAACGTCTGTCAGTTTCTGGGGAATCGGCGTCTTGTCAAATCTTTTTATTATCGATCCGTCTCCTACTTTCTGGACCAGTACTTGTTCTGATCCATCGAGGAGAGTATAGCTGTGAAACTTGACTTCTGGCAGACGTTCACTCATTTCTCCTTCACCATAGTTTGTATTTTTTGTTTTGCAGATATGTTAAGGTTTTGTGTGTGCGTGTGTGTGCGTGCTTTCGCCTGCACTAATAGTCTCTCTGTTTCTTTAAGAAATATGCTTCTTCTATAAGATGAATAATAGCCTCTCCGCTAACCTATCTCTATGTTATTCATCTTCTTTTTCTTCTCTCGTGAGCGTTTTAGTCTCTCTTTGGTCTCTCTGCACACGCACACACACTAAGTGTTTTCTGCTTTCACCTCCTCTTCTCTCAGGCGTACATCCAAGAGCGTCAGTTGTCTGAGCTTCTCTTTCAAGTGTTCACTGACATACTGTTCGATGGTTGCGATGTCTATTCTGTAAATGATGATTCCCAAGGGATTCTTTGCAGTAGTCTCCAAGAACCCCAAATCCTCAGTCAGCATCTTCATGTACTTCTGTATCGTCCGCTTGTCAGCTCCAACGTGAACCTTAATCAGCTTCTCAACACATGTAGAGGGAATCTGCAGTCGATAGCCTTTTCTGAGAATTTCCTCAACAAGTTCAACACATTTCACGAAAGCTTTACTCACCATGTTTATCCCATCAGGTTATGCAGTTTCGAAATTGGATGCCCTTTCCATCCTCGTTTAAGCATATCTTCGGTTGTTTCATCCGTTTTTGCTATGCATTCTGATATCGCCTTCAGCTCGTGCCCCTTTGGAAACCATATCAGCCATCTTCGGTCTGGAAAGAAATGGTCATCAGTGCTGACTTCGAAAATGCACGCCGCGACTTCTCCGTCGCACGGGTCTTCTTTCCGGTATAAGGCTTCAACTGACTGTTTTGGGAAGCCTTGGAACCTGCCTTGCCCTTGGTCGCTGTTGAAGGTGCGGTCTATTTTGGCTTCTCCCGTATGGAAAGTTTGGTTTTTTCGCAAAAACCTCACAACCGCCTTTAACCTCAAAGGCTATTCCTGACTGATTTTTAGAATGCCTTCGCTTTCGTTGAAAATGAGGAGTTTAACCTTGGCTCCTTCAGCTCGGATTATGCTTGCAAACTGTTGGTCTATTTCGCCTATGTAACTAACCCTTTTCGCTCCGCTGAAGTAAACGAGTTCAACGATGTTTCCATTGTCATCTTCGCGATAGAATAGTCTGCCGCCGTTTTTTACGCCAACCTCGATGATGTTTTTGAAAAGCTCCTTATCCTTCACGTCGCCTGAAAGCCTAAAACTCATGGTATCCACATTCCTTCAGTTGAACCCAAAGGTTTGGCAAACTCTTCCACAAGTTTTTGATAGTCTTTCGGATGCTGCTCCAACTCGGCAACTGTTGTTCGTTTTTGAGCTTCGAAAATCAAGATGTGTCCATTGTTTTTGTCTATTCCGTAAATGCGGAAGATGATGCGATAGAAAATTCCGTGTTGGTCTATTGATTTTCGCATGGCGCAATGGTGAACTGGTTTAGCTTCATCCACTTTTGCCTTAAACTCTTTAATGTCGTAAACGATTTCCTTCATTGGATTCTCCCTCGGATTATTGCTCTTTCAAGTGGTGTTAGGTCCCATGTTGCGAGAACGCCGAACAGGTTTGGTGTTAGCTGCTTCAGCAGGATGGGGTCTTTTGGTGGAACGGGCTTCCATTCTTCGACTTCCCAGAGGATGTGATAGTTCTTGAGCAGAACATTGACCTCGTTGACGAGGATTTTGGCTGGAATGATGGGAACGAGTGTTTGGATGTTTTTGTTGCCTTTGATGTCGTTTTGCCAATTGTCTAATGGGATTTCAGGTTTTTGTGGAATCCATTTGAAGGTTGCTGGAGGGAGTTTGACGTCGCCGAATGTTTTTCTTGGAACCGTAATCCATCTTTGGTCAGCATATACTGCGCTTCCGTCTTTGAATTTGTAGCAGTGGCATTGTTTGGCGTCTGCTCTGCATATTGCGAGTTTTGGGTCTCCGTCCTTGTTTAGGCCTGCTTTTTGGAAGCTTTCGAATATGTCGATGATTTTCTTTCCGTAGCGCATATGTCCATAAACGGCACGCTGGTCTTTGTAGATCTGCTCTTTTCGTAACTTTGTGTTTTGCTTGAGGGCCTGTCTTAAAGCATTGAATTCCGCTTCCGCTCGCCCTTTGGGTAAGGCTAACTCTTCAACTTCCATGCTTAGCCTTCCTCCTTGTGCACTATTACCGGCGTGGCGTGCGGGTTGTCTTTCTTGTAGGATTTTATCCCAAGCCTGATAATGTGCTCCATGAAAGTGCTCCGCTTTGTTATACCTCGAAGCCTATCGATTTCCTTCAAGAGCTCTGGTTCGATGGTAAAACCAATTTTTACCTTCATGTTATTGAACTCCTGAGTGTTCCGTGGATACTTGGTATACTACGAAGACTTTATAAACCTAATCCCACTAATCATACTTGTCACACTACAAACAGAAAGGAAAGAATTGAGTGTGAAATGTGAATGAAAACCCTTAAAATTTCAGACGATGTTCACCAGAGGCTCACATCTCTTCTTGGCGAGTTAATGGCTCAAACAAGCAAGATGCAGACATATCAAGACGCCATAGAAGCCATGCTCACCCGTTCAGTTATACTGCCCACAGAAGTGCTTGCAGAGATTGAAAACTTTATAGAAGAAAACAAGCGCTTAGGCTTCACGACGAGAGAAGAGTTCATACGTGATGCAGCAAGATGGCGACTGAAGTTTCTCAGAGAAGAATCCGAATACGTGGAAATTCCAAGAGACAAGTATGAAAAACTTGAGGCTGCTGTCAAAGAAATGAACACACCTTATCACAGTGCTTCAGACTTCGTTCACACACAGATCGATGAAGTGCTGGAAAAATATGACAAGTGGCTTGAAGAAAAAGACGCACTGGAGAAAAAACAACGGAAAAGAGTGTGACCGAGTCATGCTAATTTGTGGAGCTGTGGTTTAACGTGGTAAAAGATTCCTCAGAGTGGCTCACGCGCAAGGAAAAAATTGATATTCTTTTGAGACAAGCGGGTTGGGACATGAGGGATTCTACGCAAGTTGTTTTGGAAGTCGATACGAAGCAGTCCGATTTTAGAGCGAGAAATTATAAGACTGTTTCGGAGACTCTCAGGGCTGAGGGCGAAAGCGCCTATGCTGATTATTTGCTTCTTGATGGTTCTGGAGAGGCGTTGGCGATTATTGAGGCTAAAAGGACATCTAAGGACCCGATTCTTGGTCAGAAACAAGCAGAGGGCTATGCAGACGATATTAAGAAGCAGACTGAGAAGGATGTTTTTATCTTTCTTACGAATGGTTATGAGATTTGGTTTTGGAATCGACCTTATGAGAACCCGCGTATGGTGAAGGGCTTCCACTGTCGGGAAGCTTTGGAAAGGATTAGATTTCAGAATTATTCGAAGAAGGATTTCTATGATGTTCCGATTAGGAAAGAAATTGTTGACAGACCTTATCAGATTGAGGCTGTTAAGAGGGTTTTAGAGGGAATCGAGAAGGGTAAGCGTAAGTTTTTGATCGTGCAAGCTACGGGCACGGGCAAGACAAGGGTTGCTATGGCTATTATTGATGTGCTGTTGCGTGCGAACCGTGCGCAGAAGGTTTTGTTTCTGGCAGATCGGAAGGCGTTGAGGGACCAGGCTTTTAGTGATGGGTTTAAGGTGTTCTTTCCGAATGAATCTAAGATTAAGGTTTTTTCTGGTGCGGTAGATAAGACTCCGAGGTTGTTTGCTTCGACGATTCAGACGTTTATGGAGTGTTATCAGGAGTTTTCCACTGGCGATTTTGATGTCATTATTTCGGATGAGTGTCACAGGTCGATTTATAATAAATGGAAGGATGTTTTCACGTATTTTGACGCTGTCGAAATTGGTTTGACAGCAACTCCAGCTGAGTTGGTTGAAAGGGATACGTTCAGGTTCTTTGAATGTGAAGACAGTATTCCCACTGTTCTTTATACATATGACGAGGCGGTTGAAGATGGTTGGCTGGCTCCTTTTCGATTGTACAAGGCTAAGACGCATTTTCAGATTGCTGGAATTAAGCCGGAGGATGTGCCTGGTGAAGTGATGAAGGAGCTTATGGAGAAGGGTGTTGAGCCTGAAGAGGTGAATTTTGAAGGCACGGACATTGAGAAGAAGGTTGTTGTAATTGGAACGAATGAGGCTATTGTTAAGGAGTTTATAGAGAACTGTGTGAGGGACATGACGGGCACTTTGCCTGCTAAGTCGATATTTTTTGCGATGACTAAGAAGCATGCTAAGCGTTTGTGGGAAGCGTTTGAGAGGCTTTATCCAGAGTATAAGGGTAAGCTTGCGAGGATTATTGTTTCTGAGGATGAGAGAGCTCAGGAATCTTTGAAGGAGTTCAAAATCGAAAGTTTGCCGAGGGTGGCAATATCGGTCGACATGCTGGATACTGGAGTGGATATGCCCGAAGTTTGTAACTTGGTGTTTGCTAAGCCTGTGTTCTCGAAGATTAGGTTTTGGCAAATGATTGGCAGAGGTTCGAGGAATGATGAAGCTTGCAAGTTTAAGGAGTGGCTGCCTAATGGAAAGAAGGAAGAGTACCTGATTTTTGACTGTTGGAGTGTCTTTGACTGGTTTGACATTCATCCTAAAGGAAAAGAGGAGGCACCATCTGAAGCAGTCCCAGCGAAAATATTCTTAGTTAGAATACGTTTGCTTGATCATTTTCTTAAAATTGGCAATAAGGCTCGTGCTGAGGAAGTGAAAAAGAAGCTAATGGAAGACATTGCGGCGCTTCCGAAGGAATCTATTTCTGTTAGAGAGCATCTGAGAGATATTGAATTGGCATCTTCTCCTAAGCTGTGGGACAGGGTTGGACTTGATCCTCTGGATTTCTTGAAGACCAAGATTACACCATTGATGAAGTATAAGCAGAATGTGGAGATTAATGAGGCGTCTTTTGCATTGAAGGTTGAGCAGCTTAGTTTGGCTTTGCTGGCTGGCAATCAGGCTGAGGTTGATAGGCTAAGAGAAGCTATCGGAGAGACTTTGAACTGTTTGCCTACCACGATACGTGAGGTTAAGGAGAAAGAAGCGTTGCTTGATAAGGCTTTGAGCAAGTCGTTCTGGCAAGGTATCACTTGTGAGGATGCTCAGATGATGTTAAGGGAATTTGGTCCCTTGATGAAATATAAATTGCCAGAACCGAGGCCTACAATTGTTCTTGATATCGATGATGTTGTGGAGCGGAGAGAGCTAATTGAGTATGGTCCGCCTCTCACTCCTCTTTCAGATTACGTTGAGAATTATAGAGCCAAGGTAGAGAGAAAGATAAAGAAGATTGCCGAGGAACATCCGACGATTCTGAAGATTAAGCGTGATGAAGTCATTACAGAAGAGGACTTGCGGAATCTTGAGAAGACATTGAACAGTCCAGACTTGTACGTAACGGAGGAAGTCCTTCAGAAAATTTACAAACAGCCAAAGGGAACGTTGGTGCAGTTTATTAAGAAAATGTTAGGATTGTATGAGTTTCCTGATCCGCGGAAGAAGATAGAGGAAGCTTTTAAGACGTTTATGATTGAGAAGAATTATTTGAACGCTGATCAGGTGAACTTTTTGAGAACCGTTCAGACTGTCTTCGCGATGAAGCATCACATTGAGTACAGTGATTTGTTTGAGCCGCCTTTCACGAGTTTTGGACCAAAGGCGCCCATTCCCTTATTTCAGAAGGATGAGTTAACGGAAGTTCTTTCGATGTGTCAGAATTTGGAGCAGGAGGTGTTTAAGAATGCTTGATCCTGAGATAAAGTCCAAGATTGAGAAGCTTTGGAACATGTTTTGGGCTGGCGGTTTGGCGAATCCATTGACTGCCATTGAACAGATGTCCTACTTGATTTTTATGAAGAGGCTTGAAGACCTTGATAATGTTCATCGCATGCGGGCAGAAGCAGTCAAGGAGACGTATAAATCGGTCTTTGAAGGTCACGAGAATTGTAGGTGGTCGAATTGGAAGCATATGAATGCTGAGGCGATGTTTAAGCATGTTAGCGAGGTTGTGTTTCCGTTTATCAAGAATTTGCATAACGGTGAGGATGTAGTTTATGCGCAGTATATGCACGATGCTACTTTCATGATTCCTAAGGCTTCGCTCTTGCAGGAAGCTGTTTCGATTATTGACGATATCAAGATTGGAGAGAGACCAGACATTCAGGGAGACATTTACGAACATTTGCTTGGTGAGCTGAAGACTGCAGGGAAGAATGGGCAGTTTAGGACGCCTCGCCATATTATTCGTATGATGATTGAGCTCGTTGATCCAGAGATTGGGCAGAAGATTTGCGACCCTGCCTGCGGAACTGGCGGCTTCCTAATTGCCGCATATCAACACATACTAAAGAAGTACACAACTCCAGATATGGTGAAGTTCGACCCTGACGGCACGCCACACAATCTGATAGGGGATAAGATAGTAAGGAAAGAACACTGGGAGCTTTTATGGAAAGAAACATTCTATGGGTTCGATTTTGATATCACGATGATACGCATTGCACTCATGAACATGATTCTGCACGGCATAAAAGAACCAAACATCAGACAGATTGACACACTTTCCAAGAGATTTGAGCAAAAACCGCAGTACGATATTGTCCTTGCGAACCCACCTTTTGCCGGCTACGTCGACAGAGCTGATATACATGATAATTTCAAGGTAGACACAACCAAGACGGAGCTTTTGTTTCTGGAACTCTTCTATAATCTTCTGACAATCGGAGGAAAAGGAGCAGTAATTGTTCCTAACGGTGTATTGTTTGGTTCTTCAAACGCGCACGTAAAAGCAAGACAAACGATTCTTGAAAAATGCGACCTCCAAGCAGTTATATCTATGCCTTCCGGAGTGTTCAAGCCCTACTCAGGTGTTGGTACGGCAATCCTAATCTTCGTCAAGGGCGGAAAGACCGAGAAAGTCTGGTTTTACGATATGAAATTCGACGGTTTTTCCCTTGATGAAAAACGTGATTTCATCGACGGCAAGGGAGACATTCCTGACATAATTGAGAAATTCAAGAAGGGACAAGTTGAATCGACTCAGAGCATTCTTGTGCCCTTTGAGATGATAAAGAAAAACGATTACAACCTGTCGATTTCACGATACAAGCAGGTTGAGCGTGAAGAAGTCGAGTTTGAAGAACCTGAAGTCTTGATCGAAAACGTCTCTCGATTAGAAGAAGAGATTGCGAAGGAATTGCAAGATTTGAAAGCGATGATATGAATGCACGGCGCCAAGCTACCATACGGCTGGAAACTCAGTGCTCTTGGGGAAGTCATTTTGGGTAAACCGCAATATGGACTAAATGCACGGTCTTCAACAAAAAAGAATGAGATTGTATATCTTCGCATCAGTGACATAACAGACGAAGGGGAACTCAAAACTGAAGGCCTTCACTATATTGATGCGAATTCTACGGAAGTCGGTAAGTACGAACTTCATGAAAATGATTTTTTGATAGCGCGCAGTGGTTCTGTCGGCCGAGTTTATCTTCATCATGATTTGGGAAAGCCTTCAGTCTTTGCATCCTATCTGATTAGATTTAGGCTGGATTCAAGTAAAGTTCTCCCGAAATTCGTATTCTACTGGGGATTAAGTCCCCATTTCAAAAGAGAGATTGGGGCAAGGAGGAAAGTAGTAGCGCAACCCAACATCAATGCAAAGGATTACTGCAGATTTATGCTCCTTGTCCCACCCCTCGAAATACAGCAAAGAATTGCCTCAGTCTTAGAGAAGGCTCACAAACTTAAGCAGAAGCGCAAAGAAGCAAATCAACTATCATTGAGAATTATTAGATCTATTTTTCTGAAGATGTTTGGTCATGGAATACCGCAGAACAAAATTGATGATGTCGTAGAATTCGTTTCCAGCGGGTCTACACCATTAGGCGGCGAGAAAACTTATGTTGCAGACGGTATTGTTTTCATCAGAAGCCAAAATGTACTCATGAACGAATTGAAATTAGATGATGTCGCACACATTACAGAACAGGTTCATAATCAAATGAGAAGAACATGGGTCAAAGATGGCGACGTTCTACTCAACATAACTGGCGCTTCAATGGGTCGAGTGGCTTTCTACAGAGGACCAGACGACAAAGCGAATGTGAATCAACATGTCTGTATCATAAGGCTGAATAAGCACAAAGCCCTACCGGAATACATTTCGTACTATCTCTCGAGCTCAAATGCCCAAAAGCAAATTTGGACTATCCAAGCCGGTGCCTCAAGACAAGCTCTAAACTTTGAGCAAGTGAAATCACTTAGCCTATATCTACCACCTCTCAGCGAACAGCAAAAATTCGCAACCATCGTCAGAACAACACAGGCTCTGCGAGGCAAGCAAACTCAATCCGCCATGCAGATTGATGAATTATTCCACTCTTTGATGCACAAAGCCTTCAGAGGAGAACTTGTCGCAGAGATCAAAAAACTCTCTGAAAAGAAGATTACAAGCCCACGGACTCTGGGCTCTTACCTTGATCGCAATGTGCTATCGTAAAAGATTTCTGGAAAGTCTTATGAACGGTTTCATCTATTTCAAAATGAGGAGATAATATGACAGAGTGTCCCAGATGCAGAAGAGAGATCTCAAAGGCGTCCAAAGAATGGGACTATGCTGCTTTCCATGTCAAACTATTCAACTGCCCAAAATGTGACAAAACATTCAAAGCATACTACCGCCAAGGCAAATTAAGTCACACAATCCCAAAGGCAAAATGAACGAACAACAGAGAAGGGAACATTAAAATCTTCCAGCTCTAATCTTCTTTGGGAATAAGAATGCCTGAAATCGTGAGTGACTGTTCAAGTCTGGAACCTGCTATCGCACCCTTCATTGATGCCGCAAACACTACAAAATGGAAACATGCATTAAACATCATTTACCTAAACGGTGCAGTACTCGAAACTGTCGAGGGCACTGGAATACCATGCCTCATAAGCCAAACAGGCTCAGCCGAGGCAACAGAAGAAAGTATCGACCTCCTCGTTGGAAAATCACAAACAAAACTCATGCCCCTCATAATTGATGCCGCAAAACTGTTTCTACCAAAACTGCTGTACACTGCAAAGAAAGCAAGCGCCGAAACAACAGAAAACCCAGACAATACAGAAGCCGCCCTTGTCGCAACCAAAGTAGTAATGGAAACTATGCCAGAACTCGAAAAACTTCAGAAAGAAGCACCAAAACTCTTACTCAAAGGTGCCTTCTCCATACCAGACCTCATCGCAGCAGGCCTGTTCAAAACACTAACAGAAATGAGAACTAACCAAACAAGCTGCGGAATCAAAGAAAAAGACTACGAAAACATGATAAACGCCCTTTCAAGACTGGACGTTATCGAACCAATACTCCAAGCTTCCATATGCCCAAAATGTACCAACTATCAGCTCACAATCTCCCCATGCCCGACCGCCAAACTCACATGCCCAAAATGTGGAGAAAATTGGGCAACCCAAATGATCTACATGTTTAAAGGCCAACTCAGCAAAATCAAAGCAGAAAACCAAGACCTGCCCCTCTTCATATCCAACTACCTCAAATTCAAAACAAGCCCAAGCACTATGTTTGGCGAAATAAGGATTTATCCGAACGCCCAAGTCAAAAACACAACAACAAGTAAACAAGAAACCGTCGAAGTTGACGTATACATACCCGACTTCAAAGTAGGCATCGAATGCAAAGCATACTCAGACCCAACATCGCCAATGACAACCCAACGACTAAACGGAATGACAGGAGACATCATAGAAAAACACGCGAAGAAATACATCAACATCGGCATAGAATACATCTTCCTTGCAACAAACCTGCCCGAAAACCAAGCACAAAAGTTAGAAAATGCACTGAAAACTTCAATGGAAAACCAAAACATCAAAGTAAAAACGCTAAAGGTCATCCCAAGAAAAATTGATACACTCCTGCAATTCCTAAACGGATTGGCTACTCAGATCACAAACAAAATCGCAAGTTTCCCAGAAGAAAACACGCCAAAGATTGACAGCTCACAGAAAGAAGAGGGTTTTCAGCTTTAGTTCCATGGCTTACTCGCGCCGAAGAGTGAAAAGTAAGTCTTGAAGTTCTGAAATTTCACATGTAAAAGCTGCTGCATTTGCGCCTTCTTGTGAAATGCGCCATTTTTCTGGCTTAATTTTAACGCAGAAGCGATTCTAACCCATTTTTAGAGTTTAGCCTAAAGTCTTAAGCGAGGTGGAGTGGAAGCCATGCCCAAGTATTTGGTGGAAATAATCCTTGTAGTCGACGCCAAAGCCCCAGAGGAAGCTCGAAAAATCGCCGACTACATCATAGACCTTCCCATCCCAGACAAAGAAATCGAAAACAAGATAGAAAGCCTCAGGTGTGAAGAAATTGTCCAAATCGCAAACCAGAAACTACGGTAAATTCTGGCCCAAAGTAAGACCCTTGATCTGGGAGAAAGCTCAACAGCTCTATCAAGAAGAACAAGCCAAAACCATGGGCACAGACTATAAAGGCATAACAGCAACCCACAAAGAACTCAGAGAAGCAGGATACTTCCACACAGCCAAACTAATCACCCTCAGAAACCTATACCTCCAAAACAAAACCTCGCCTGCCCTTACAAACAATTCTTTACGGCATCTTAAAAATCCATCTCACCAAAATAAAAACCAGAAGGAGGTGAAAACTTGCCCAAACAAGGAATGACAGGCTTATGCCTAAAAACCGAAGTCGCCAACCTACTACGCTCCAAAGCAGAAAACGCCAACATGGGCATAAACGACTACCTAACCACACTCCTATTAGGACCGTCCCAGTCTGGAGAACAACCATACACAGGACCGTCCTGGGACCGTCCCAAATCTGGAGACCAAACCCCAATCCCCACACAAAACCCCAACCTACTCCAAGCACTAATCAGCCTACTACAAGCTCTAAACCAACAACAAAACCCAAACCAAACCCCAAACAACCCGTTTTCTCTTAGTGAAGGTTCTCTTTCCGAAAAGAGAAAGTTCTTGGTGCCGGGGGCGGGATTCGAGCCCGCGACCTCTGGACTATGGGCGTTTGCCCCCTTTTTGTTCTCCAGATTATGAGTCTGGCGCCCAAACCAAGCTAGGCTACCCCGGCCTTTAATTTCATTAACGAGTCATCATTAAAGAGTTTTTGGTTAATGGTGTCAAATTGTTGTGATGTACGTCT